CAGTTAATTGAACCTGACCGTTAGCCAATGTACCAGTGTAAACACGACGCACTGAGTAGTTTGTATCAATCGTACCACCAGTACCACGAATCGTTTTAATAACGTCGTATGGCATCTTCACTAATAGATCATTAGTGCTTGTGTCTTGTAAAACTGCAATACCTGATTCTAACACAATGTTAGCTGTTGTTGGAGGAGTACCAGCAACATATACGGATCTAATTGTTGAGAAGTTAATACCAGTGTTCATCTTAATATCAAATAAGAATACACGGTAAACTGCAGCAGAATTACCTAACGTACCAGAGAAGTGTTCGATTGCACGCACTCGAGCAGTACCAATTTCACTACCTGGAGCAACACCACCTGTGACAATAGTTGCATTTCGTAATGATACTAATGGGAATGCTGTAATGTTAGGAACACCATACAAACCTGTAACGTTTACATATGCACCAAGGTTAAATGGTACAGCAACGTTGTTATCAGACGCAAATTCACGTGATTTATCTACGTCAATATAGTTAGTTGCTAATGTTTCAATTTCAAAACCGCGAACATAAGCTTTACCAGATTCCATACCAACAGCAAGTTTAGATTCTAAACCACCATCTGCTGAAAGATAGATACCACGGTTATCACCATCTTTTAAGTGTTCACGAACTTCAATGTTGAATGACTTAACTGTGTAGTTACCTGATTCGTCGAATGTACGACGAGCCAAAGTTTCTTCAAACACAGAATAATCAGTTGAACGCACCTTTGAACGAACAACACCTTGTTCAATTTGCATAATCTGAACAAAGTTAACAGTAGTATCTGTTAATGCACGCTTTGATAATGTTAATGTGATACTATAACGATGAGCACCAGGCGCAGCATAGTTAGGTGAACCATTAGCGTTATCGTTTAATGATGAATCAGTTTGTGATGTAACTGTTAGTTGGTTTACATTGAAACCAACTTTGTATGTTGGTGTAATGCTATACTTTTCCAAGATGATTGTTTGATCTTCAACAAGAACAAACATATCTGAAACAAAATAAACACCGCGTGCTACAGATACTGCAGAACCAAACCCAACTGTATTAGATCCACTTTGGATATTACAAGTGCGAACGTTTGATCCATCAGAAACAACTGTTTCACCTGCTGAAAATAATTTTGTTGCATTGTTAGTGCCAGAGTTTGTATATTTTACAAACAATGTAATTGGGTCGGTGCCAGTAGAAGCAGCAACGCTTACAACACGTGCAGTAATACCAGTAGTTTGACCTGTGATAATTGTATCAACGAATTCATTTAGATATGTTGCAACGTCTGAAGTATCAGGTGCTAAGTCATTAACTTTAATGAATCCATATTCCAAATCAAGCGTTGTACCGCCAGGAATAACCATCGCGCCTTCTTCAAACATATGACGACCAAAACGAGCAACCTGCTCGTTGATGATAGTCTGCATCTGAGTAAGTTCACGGGCCTGAACAGCAACACCTGGACGATATAGAACACGATAAAATTTCTTATCGTCTGCGTAATCGTCAAAGTATGGATCGCCGTTATAAACTTTTAATGACATTTGTATCTTTCTCTTTACATTTCAACAACTAGGCGTACGTCTTCTGTTTGATTTGACGCACGATTCACTGGACTACGGTTTTCTACATATAGAACTTCACCGGAATATTTCTTAATCTCTGGATTATCTATCGTGCTTAAAGTAGCAGTTACTGCGTTAGATGTTAATACTTCGCCTGCCGTAAATGCTTTGTAACCTGTGGCATCATTCTGATAAATCTTAACTAAGTCTGTACCAACACTTACAATATAACCTTTAGCGCCTGATGTACCGCCAACAATTTCACTGTCTTTTACAAATGAACCACCTGTTGTAGAACCGTGATTCAAAACTGTCAATGCAGTTTTAGTAGTTGATGTTGCGATTGTTGTTGTACCATAATCAAATGGATTGCGTACAATACCAAGTTGACGATAGTCGTTATCAATGATGAAGTCACCAGAACCATCAGCGCCTTCTAATAAAACTTGAATCATTACATAGAAACCACCAAGTTCAGAAATAGGATCTGATCCATGACCACCTGCTGGAGATACTACTACACGCGCAGTCGCTGGAGTTGAAGGGTTACCACCACTTAGCGTAACAATAGCTTTGCTATAACCTGTACCATTAGTTACCATGTTAATGCCAGTAACAACACCACCTGAAATGATTGCTGTTGCTGTCGCGCCTGTACCATCACCTTCAATAGTGACAGTTGGTGCTGATTGATAACCTGCACCGGCGTTAGTTAAACGAATACGGTGTAAAGCACCAGAAATAGATGCTGATTGCACGTTCCATTGAATAGATCCATCATCACTTGCAAGTTTCTTAACTGGAATGAATGTGTTTGTCAAAAACTTATTAACATCATTACCAGCAATTGTAAACATGAATTTCCAACGGTAACCATCAGCTAATGCAGAGTTACTAATTGTTGTAGCAGTACCTGTTGGTTTAATAACAGATGCGCCAGCACCTGCTTGAATACACTTATAAACGTTAAGTTCATCGGTAACAACATAATACTGTTTAGTAGATAACGCAGAATCTAGATCGTCATATTCTGCATATGTAGTACCAGAGATCCAGTTATATCGTGGAGCTGAGTGGCTTACTTGTGATGATGCAATTCGCTTCAATGCGACTGCGTTAGCCCATGCATCGTATTCGTCAAATTGACGATCAGCTGGAGATGGAACAGAAATGTCAGAAGGAGACCATGATTGGGCTCTTGCCACAAACAAATAGTAACTCTTCGCTGAGTCACTGATGTCTGTGATCAGATTTCTGGCGTTCTGATAACGGAATTTGGTTGTGATAATTGCTGGCATTTAGTTTATCCTATTGATTATGGATTATTTATTAAAGTAATTTGTGATGGTGGAACAATATTTGTACTTCCACCATCATTAATTTGTGCGATAGTTAAATCTAAGTACGGTGTAATAGATTCATCTGTAAAGAATTTAACTTGATCAAAGTTATAGAATGAAGGACCAAGTTTATTCATTCTTGTTTCATAACGATTAACTTCAAGTGAAGTAGTTAAACTACGTGAAGAACCATATACTGTTGCAAGAATAATTGGTAACTTACCTTCTTGTGGATCTACAAATCCAGGCGGAATTTGTGAGTAACGTTTAGACGCAGTTGACTGAATTAAAACTTGACCAAAGAACGCAAAACCAGCAGGATGCAATAACTTTTTTACAGCATCTTGCCAATAGTCAACAGTTTGACCTGTCTTAATTACATATGAAAAGTTCTGATAGTATCTACTGTCTTGAATATATTTCTTATCTGAAATAAATCCATCATTACTTAAATATCTATTTTGTGTACGATCCCACTTACCATCAGATGGTTTTAATAAGTCTACACGTGGATAGTACAATTCAATTTGGTCATTAAATAATAAGTTGAACAACGATTCGTATGAAGGTGTAGATCCTTTAGAACGATAGATGTCATTAACTTGTTTATAAAGTTTACGTGGATCAGCTTGAATTTGTTGAGGGATTGAAGTAGCAAATTCACGTTGTAAGTATTCAATGAATTCTGCACTTACTTCATCAATGTTTCTATATTCAAGAAGTGTATTAATGATATGCGCAGGTTGATCATTAGCATCTTGCATCCACTCAAAATATGATTCGAGAAATGACTCAAGGTTACCACCATTCTGACGAATGTGCTCAGGAATAATTCCACGAAGGGAATATAGATCTTGACGTTGTACTTGAATAGGCATAATTAGTCAGAGTGACGTGGTGTTGTAACATAGCCAATACCAGCAATAACACCACCAGTTGCAATAGAGTCAACTTCAGGAGAAATCGTTGTTAGTGACATATCGATTTGCAATAATTGATTTCGCTTAGGTGCAATATCATTTGAATTTGGAACAGCAGTAATTGCGATATATGATCCAGGAATTGCTGATGGGTTAAAGTTAGTAATTACAACAACACCATTTGGTGCATCAATGTAACCAGCATTTGCAACTGTCACTTGTTTAGTATCACCAACTAAACGATAGATTTGTAATGTATGTGTACCTTCTGTGTCAGTAGAAACTGTATGATCTTGAGGTAGATCTTGGACGTATTGAGTAAATCCATTATATGTAAATGCAGTAGATGAAATAACTTTTTCTGTACTACCAGACGTATATAGAGGAGATGAAAACGTTAGTGTATATTTTAATGCACTTCCAATTTCTGGAACAAAACGTTTTTGCATATAAACACGAATAGTACTATTAAGAATTGAAGGTTCACATGTATCAATCAAACGTGATAGTTTTGAATGACGGAAAACACCATCAAACTTTTTAAGTTCAGTGTCGTTATAATTACTAATAACGTTTGATACAATTTGACGCAATTCACCAGCAGTTTTATTTGTTAAGTTAGGATCGTATTTAAAGAACACTTCTAATTTAATATATGTGTATTCAGGATCAACTAATTCAGGTGTGATAGAAACTACGTTACGTGTTTTTAAGATCTGATCTTTAATGTATTGCTTTTCTGCATTTGATAATGCTTCAGCGTTTTTAGGTTTAACTGAAATGTAAGCCTTACCATAATCTGGTGGAACGTTTTCTTCACCACCCCACACCGCAACAGTTTCAATGTTTGGATAGTTATTAATAATAGCTGCTTTATAATCTTCAGGTGTAACTACACGGTTTTGTGAAACATATGATAGTGGCGCATTAAATTTAATAGAATCGATGTCTTCACGAGAACCACCGCCAGCAGCTTTATACAATGTATCAATAATAACGTTAGAGTTACCTTGTATCGTTGATGCAAGTGTAAAGAATGTTGCACCATTTGCTAACTCAGCGTTTGTACTTAACCATTCTAATTCTACAACGTTACCAGCTTCTAATTTTTGACCAACAATACCATCACCAAAATAAACTTCATACTTACCATCCATAGATTCCTGTAAGAAGTATGCCTTAGTCGATGACGTAATATCAACGAAGTTTTTAGCTAGTGTGAAAATATCATATGCTGTAGTTGAGCTATTTTTTCTAACTTTAACAATTAATGAAGAAATATCAGCACGTGCATCTGGCACTTCAAAGTATTGACTTAAGTCAAAGTTATCTACTGTATATGTAAATGTTCTTAATGAACCTTCATTGATCTTTAAATTTTCAAATTTATAAACACCACTTGTAGGTGAAATTGATTGAGATTCTAAAACAGTGAACGTATATTGCGTACCATCAACTACAGAACTAAACTGTGTGCCACGATCAACTGTAAGCGTTGATGGTGCACCATTTGGTGAATTGACAGTAACGTCAATGTAAGCAAATGATGAAGTTGAAGATCTTGGAACGTAACCTAACATCTTAGCATGTGACACTACGTTATTACGTAATTGCGCAGAATCAAGGAACACTTCATTCATTGCCATATTAGCATTAATGGCATTATAGTGTGTGTTATATGCTAATACATCTAAGAGTACTGCCATGCCAGAACCTTCAAAGTCATAGTCTTTGAATTTAGCTTGTGACTTTAAGAAAGTTTTTAAATTTTCACGGATTTGGAAAAAGTCTAATTCGGTGACTTTTAAATTTGATGACATTATCGTAATCTCTCTAAGACTGTTGTAACTTCTGATATTTGTTCAGTTGAAATGATCTGAAACATAATAGTCATTGTATACGTATTATTATCTGAATCGTCTGACGTTGTAATATCTAACACACTGATTCTTGGTTCAAAGTTTTCTAACACTTGTTTTGCTGCATCTTCTAAATCACTGATTGTGATTGCGTCAGCTAGTTCAAATAATAAACCACGAACACCACATCCAATTTCTGGTTGGAATGGTCTTTCATAGAAATTAGTTAAGATTAAGTTGACAACAGATTTTTTAATCGCTTCAATATCTTTCAAAGGATTAATATCACCTGTGACAGGATTTGGCACAAACGCTAAGTCTAAGTCTGTGAATAAACTATCCCTAGCAACAATAGTTGCTCGACCAATTGGTATAGTGATATCTGAAAAATTCTGTGTACGCATATCTATATTTATTAAGCTTTCAACACGTCGTACGCAGTTTTCTGATGTTTAACTGCTGTTTCATAACCATGAATTTTAGATGGATCTACACCTGGTCTACCAGCATTGGTGATACTTCTACAGTTACCCCAATCTTGCTTATCAGCCCACGCATTTACGTTTGTTCGTTTAAAGTACCATGCAGCAGTATGAATAGCTGTAGATTTGTCTTTTGCAACCATGTCTGGGTTTGTAACTAATCTATCATCGCCATAAATTGCTTTAGATGCTTTAAGGTAATTATCTTTAAATGTTAATTGAATCAATCCACGCCCACGATACTTCCAACCATCTCCTGCTTGAGGATCTAATAATGATCTACCAACCATGTAAATGATGTTTGCAATCTTTTCAGCTTGTCTCTCAACCTTTAAGGCATCCTCATATGTTGGAAAGCGAATCTTCTTTGGATTTAGATTTTCGTACAAATACTTAGCACCATAGTTTAGGTTTTCTTCTAATACAGTCCAATTAGTTTCTGTTCTACAATTACCTAAAAACGCTGCTACACGCTCAGGCGTAGTGATATCATATTTTGGTAATACTTCTAACATTGCTTCATACCAAACACCAGACTGTGCGCCAGCAGCTTTTATTAATTTGTCTTTAGTGAAAGCAAATGTAAACTTACCTGATGGTGGAGCAGTTGGAAGTTTTTCCGCTGATGGATTTTTTGATGGTGTCACAGGTGCTGCTGCCTTTTCACTTGGCTTAGTGGTTGCAATTGGGTTACCGCTTCCGTCTTTTACTATGTTTCCTGAACTATCTGTCAATACAATAATTTCTTCGCCATCTTTAGTGACATACTTTCCATCACTGTTTTTAACACCATCAGCAATAACAATCTTTGGCAATCCATTTTCAAGTATAGGGTTACCATTACTATCTGTCACAACTGAAATGTCAACTTCTGGCAATTTGGCTTCAACGTTTGGAACTTCTTCACATAAATTTGTGATAGCGTTTGCAATGTTCTCAGGATTCAATGAATCAATAATATCTTGAGTAGAAGTAGTAATATTGTTTGCTAGATTTTGTAATTTCTCTAATAAGTTATCACCACCAGTTGTCGACAAACCAATCGGCTTTGGAATCTTGTCAATGATTGCATCAAGGTTATCGACAGATGATCCAAAATGATTCTTTAATTCTTGAACTTTTGCTGTGTATTCACTTGGTGTTAGATATGGTAATTTACTCAACTCAGCTTGTAGGTTTAACGCTGGAGTAGGTTTAACATTTACCTCTGCAAGTTTTGCTTTAATTGTGTTAGCAATAGATCCTAAATCACCAATAGATTCTAAACCACCGGAAATTTTTTCTTTAAGCGCATCAATAGATGCCTTTGCTTCGTCTAAAGAAGCATTTACACCACAAGGAGAAGGAAGGTTTGCCATATTAATTTAAATCAATTCCATTAGATACAACTGCGAATGTCCCGCTTGTATTAATTGTTGTGTTACCAGTTGATTGGATACCAGCAGTGCCAGTTGCTTCAATTGAAACATTAGCATCACACGATAATGTCCAATTACCCTTAGATCCAAAATCTAAACCTGTCTTAGATAATAATTGTTGTGAACCATTTGTAGTAATTGCTTGATCTCCATTTGAGAAAATCGATAGCGTATCAAGGAACGTATAGTTAACTAAACCTGTGACTGCTAAATCTGATTTACCGCCAATAGTTTCTGTCTTATTGACGTCTACTAAAAGTGTTTGGTTTGCACCAACGCGCAAAATCATATCATCTTTAATGTTAGTATTGGAGTTACCAATAACTTCAGTATTATCGTTCTTTGTGATTTTAGTATTTCTTTCACCATGAACTTTTAAGTTATAGTTACCCATAACTTCAACTGTGTAATCGCCTTTGATTAAATGCTTAGCGTCACCTTCAATAGTTACATTACGTGAACCGCGAACTAAAATGTTTTCTGAACCAATGATAACTTCATAGTTATCGCCAGTCACTTTAAATGAACGCTTGCCGTCTGGATATATTTCGTAAAAAGAACCAGATGGATGATATTCATGAATACGTGCACCATTAGGTGTATCATCATATTCTTTTAGTATACCCAATTCAGATTCATATGTATGAACGTATGGATATAAACCAGAGATACCATCACGTGGTTCTGGTTCATCCCAAGTTTTACGTGTATACTCTGATGCAGATTTATCGGATTGCGTAGTATCTAATTTTGGCGGTGTTGCAGTCTCAACACCTGTCAATCGTGTAGTATATCGTGTGCTATATGCTGGAGTTGTTTTCCAAGATGAACGTGCATTTCTTGATACGTCAGTTTCATTAAACCAAAGTGGATACTTACCAAGAGGATCTTTAAAAGCTTTTAATTCATCTAATGCTTGTGTAGATTTTCCAGGTAACGATCCCATAATAATTGGATCCTGAGCATTTTCGCCGTCAGAGAAAAATCCAACAACCCATGAACCTTCAACTAATCCAGTTGGCGTAATGCCAATACCAGAAACAGATGCAGAATTACATGGCATCATTACATTAGCCCAAGGTAAATCTGAAGTAGAAATTTTTGTAGTATCATCTGTATGTAAACCAAATATACGTACACGCACGCGACCTAATTCTAAAGGATCGCTACGATCTTCTACTACGCCAGTAAACCAAAACATTTGCATCATATTATTTTACCTTACGTCCTAACGATTCTTTTACTACATCCATCATAATGTAGTATTTACCATCTTCCATTTTATGGTGAATGTTCTGAACAATGAATTTACCAGAAAGATATTCGTTAGCATTCTTTGGAGTATTATCCGACACTGGGCGATTTCGTTCAACTTCAAACTCAATAACTTTGCCAACTGATAAGTCAGAACGGCCTTTTACTGTCATATTGATTTTTACTAAACCGAGTTGTTGGACTAATGGATCACCTTCTAGACGCGTAAACTCTGTTAAGTTATTATAGTTGTTTAAATTGTTTTCAAACGCCAAAGCATTCTTATATTGCAATGTTTGTGTTGCAGTATATTCTGTGATTTTTTTATTATTGACTTTAAAGTTATCTGCAATGTATGGATACTTTTCCATACGTGGTTTCTTAACAAAGTCTTTATCATAATTGTAAGTTAAAAACTTATATGACTTATTTCCATGATCAACTACATGCATGCCTGAACCAAAAGCGCCACGTAGAATATTTTTACCAGTATTAGACATTTCAATAATATCATAACGTAATGCAGTATTCATCATAGCGCTTTTTTGACTAGCGTCATCTTTAGAAGTATTATTACCTCTATGAACATACTTATTAAATGGTTTCTTATTGAAGATAGATTCATATGATTCAAGGTGATATCCATCTACTAATGTCTCATAAAATGTATATGGATAACCCTTAGCACTAGAACCACGACGAGTCAACCAATCAATAGCTTTAAATGGATTCCAATTTGGAACGACAACTTTATAATCACCAACTGAAGTTTCTGAAACTTTCATTTTACTTTTAAGATAATCTTTAACAACAGTTTCAACAGCTTTACTAATTGGACCCGTAAAAGCTTGAGATACTGCTGTCAGACTATTCATCATATATTCAGGCGTCACTAATTTAAGAACATACATTGCAGTTTGCGAATTACCTTTAGTATAATTCCCAATAGATGCAATATAAAATTCACGTTGAATTTTGGTATTAGTGTTTAAATCTTTTAATGACATCTTCACATATTCCTGTCCAATGATAGGAATACTTTCAATCATATTTGCTGCGTCAACAATAGACAATTCACATTTAATATATGGCGAAGCAAGTGATTCGAAAATGTCAATGCCAACTATCAAATCTTTAATTTGATAATCTTTTCCAGTAGAACTTGTTAGTGATACTGACTCGATTGAATATTCAAATTGTGTAGACATTATTCACCAGAGTTAATTTGTGAAATAAATTGATCTGCAATAGTTTGTACATATTCTGGACGAAGAACTTTAATCTTAGTCTTTGTATCATTAATTGCATACTCATGTTCTTCATTGCTCATTGGTATTGCACCAACTACGTTTTTATCTACGTAATATCCATTAGCATCTTCGTAGTGATGTACTGCATCTTTAAATAAAGCTTGACCAGTGATAGTAATAAATTCATTTGATAACTCATCACGAATAATTTCACCAGATACAAATGTACCACTAATAGGTTGAATCTTAATTACGCCAAGATTTGGATCTTTATCGAGAATAGTTGCTCTTGCGCCAGATTGAAGTCCTTGCACAGTTGTGTTCTTTGTAAACTTATCTGAGAAGTCATCAATACTAGTTAATACTGTGCCAGCATATTTGCGTGATGCTAAATGTTCTAAGTCATCAGAACTTAATGGCCAATCAGTATGAATGTTTACTAAGTTATCATTCATCATAAAGAACGTCCAGAAAAATTCTGCTGAACCATATAATTTAGTAGAAACTACGTCTGGTCTTTCGCCATCTTGAATTTCATACCAAGTGTAAAATGTAATATCATCTCTGAATTGTTTTTTAACTTTTACAATTCTAAAGATATCAACAATTTCAGTTTGTTGTTTATCAAAGAAGATATCATATTTAGTAGTTGGAAAGTTTTGAAAGTATGTAGACATTAATAACCTGCCTTGATATCTTCGCGTGATAGCGCTTTTGTTTCTTGGAATGTAAGAGACAAATCGATCTCTGATGGCATTCCATCTTCAAAGAATGTTGGAGACGATTGATTGTATGTAACATTAATTGATGTCAAATACGCACGACCAAATTTAATAATCTTTTCATTGACTTTATTATTAGACAAATACTTAATTTCAAAGACGTCTGGGAACGAATATGTTGCCATGTTCAATTGCTTATTTCCAGTATTTCCTAATGATGGGTATGCGGCCAAGCGGAAGAACTGTACAATCTTTAAAATTTCTTTTGCTTCAGCTTTAGATCTAGGCATCATCTTAAATGTAAAGTTAAATTGTCTTAATGCTGGAGATCTAAATAACATTTGAGTGTGAGGGTTGACTACTTCGCCACGATTGATAAGCACCTGTCCAGCAGCACCTCCAACCAAACCTTTACTCTGTGATGCTTCTGCCAACTTTTGAGAAATGAATCTATCAGCAAGTTGTGGAGATGAATCTGCTACAGTCTTTAAGAACTCTGTTGCAGATGCTGCGCCTTGATATGAATTGGTTAACATACCACCAATGCCAGTATCAACGTTATCATAGGATAAGTTATCGTTGATCTGTAGACCAGCAGGCATATATAAACTAGCAGACCCTAATGCAGATGAAACAAATTCTGGTGCACCAAATTTGGCAACCATATTACTTTTCTGTTGGCGTGACAAAGCGGTGAACTTAATTATGTTCTGATGCTTTTCAATATCACCTAATGGATATCGTAAGCTAACTTTCTTTCCACCAAATGCGCTAGAAAAGGCTGCACTAACTTCTTTTAGTGCTGAGTTAACTAAACCTGTTAAATTATCAAGCATTGAATAATCTCTTTTTATAGATACGGACTTATTATTTATATGGCAACCTACAAAGGTATGTACAAAGTCAAGAATCCCGCAAAGTATTCAGGTGACCACACTAATGTGGTTTATAGATCACTATGGGAGCGTAACGTCTTCAGATGGTGCGACGAAAATCCTCAGATCTTAAAATGGTCTAGTGAAGAAGTGGTAGTTCCATATTACTACGATTTAGATAAGAAGTATCATCGTTACTTTGTAGATTTGAAATTTACTACAACAGAAGGTACTTACCTTGTAGAAATTAAACCAAAGAATCAAACCATTCCTCCTAAGAAGCCAAAGCGTCAAACACAAAGGTTTCTTGCTGAGGCTGCAACATATGTCAAAAATCAATGTAAGTGGAAAGCCGCAACTACATATGCTAAAGATCGAGGCTGGAAGTTTGTCGTCTGGACTGAGGACGAAATTAGATCTATGGGAATCAAAATTTTATAATAAATAGAGATATGGCAATATCTTTATTTGACAAACTTAGAACTGAACTTACTAGTGCAGGCATTTCAGCACGCACTAAAGAATCGCAAGATTGGTATACCAATCGTATTCGTGGTATTCGTCGTATTAATGAAGCAACATTCTTAAAGGATCCAAATCTTGTACACAAGAATAGATTCTTCCCAGGATACATGTATCATTTTACATATGATCCAAAGACAAAAGAACAACTTCCATATTACGATACGTTCCCATTGATTCTTGCAGTTGCACCTGCACCGGGTGGGTTCTATGGAATTAACTTACATTATCTTAAACCACTTACTCGCGTAGTCTTCTTAGACAAATTAATGGCGATTGCAAGTAAGACTGAATTTGACGAGAAGACTAGATTCAAACTTAACTATAGTCTTCTAAATAATACACGTCGATTTAAAGAATTTGCACCATGCTTTAAGCATTACCTTACAACAAATATCACGTCCAGATTAATGATGGTCCCATCTCAAGAATGGGAAACTGCTATCTTCTTACCAACTGAAAAGTTTGAAGGCGCACGTAAGAATCAAGTTTGGGCTGATTCAAAGAAGAAACTTTTAAGAAGATGAATGTAGATAACTTTAAAACGCTTATCAGTAAACGTGGTGGATTGGCGCCCGGAAATCGTTTTGCGGTTTATATGCCTTTACCTCTAGTTAGTTTTGATCCACAAGAAATTATTGCTAAGGCATTTAATAAAGGATCTAATACTGGAAATAATTTTTTCCAAGATCCAAGAGACGTATCAATTTTATGTGATGCTGTCACTATGCCTGGTCGTCAAATCTCTACAACAGAGTTGACAAATAATATGATGTCTATTAAGATGCCATATAACTACATTAATGATGATGTGACTATGTCATTCCATATCACTAACGATCATTACATGAAAAAGTTCTTTGAGAATTGGACTGGTAGAATCTTTAACAAAAGAAAGATGACGATGAAATATCGTTCTTCTT